TCATCATAATTAATCACCAGTTAAAAGGATTGCCTCTACCGTGAGATTCCTGTTTACTTCGCAAAGCATTTTGATCTCTTTCTTTTGGTGTGATGATATATTCAGCATCACTGTATGGGCTATCCCCATCAGGTGTTGGATCGAAATAAATTATCTCATCCAATGAATCAACAATTTCGCAAAGTTTTTCTTCAAAGCTGAATACTTCAAAGTCTCTATCGGGTGGACTTTTCTCAAGTTCTTCCTGGATATACTTATCCAAGTCATTTCTGATCTGTTCTAATTTAGTCATCATAATCTCCTATTGGTTCGGGTAGTTCTTCAAATCTTCTTTCTGCTCTTGTTTTAGCAGCGAAAATAAGGTCATCTTCATTTAAGTGAAGAATGTTATCTTTTTTTATTTCGTCATAGGCTTCCTCAAAAAGTCTTTCGAGAATGTCATCATTATCTGGTACGGGATATATACCCGCATCTTCCAAATCCTGGATAGCTTTATCTTCCATAAAACTATCAAGTGCGGATTGGTGGTTGTGCATAAATGAGTCAGTCATAAGTAAGTTACCTCTCCTTTTTCTACAGCTTCATACAGTTCAGCATACTGCTGATCTTTTTCTTCTTTAATAAGGCATATATATACTTCAATTTCCCTAGCTATTGGTTCGGGAATATCAGAATATTTAAAACCTTTTTTATCTAAATGAGTTTTTAAGTTAATCATTTTTTTAACCTCTTTTTATTGGTGATGTATAAATTGGCATATTTAACTGCCAATCCTGGTTCGTTGTTAGTTTCTGCCCATTTCATAGCTTTATAAATAGTATTCAGGGCATTTAGCTCTAAGTTTTTTACTTCTTTATTGTCAGGGTTTGAATCTTCTTCCCATTCATACTGATCTAATGCTTTTTTGGCGTATCTGTATGCGGTAGATTCTGGCACGTTAGATTCCATTAATGTCTTAACAACATCATTTTTATCTAAGTCTTTGCGAAATAAACTTAAAGCTAAATCCATTGCCTCTTTTCTATCCATCTTCTATTTGTGTAACGAATTGATTTCCCACCTTTTTAAACTTCAGATAAATTTCATCAAATTTTTCATTATCGTTGAGGCATATTTCAGCCTCTTTGATACATTCATTTAGAAATTTATTACCTAGAAATTTAGTGACTATGTTTAACTGGTTCGTAATATCCTTATCAAGTTTTGATAAAGATTTACCTGGTTTCATTGTTGTTGATTTCATTAAAGCAACAGTCAATGATGTTTTAACTTCAGATAGTTTCATTTATTTAGTCCATTGAAAGTTGTAATTCTGTAAGAGAATATCTCTCACTCTTTCTCTGTCTAAACTATCGCCATCACCCCAGGTATAACGATTTTCAATTTTTAGTTCCTTTTCTAATTGGATCGAAGCATCTAAAAGAGTTTTGTATTTTTCAAATGCCTTTAATACGTCATCACGTTCAACAAATTTGTTGTTGATTATTGGATCGGCTAGTGGATATATACCAGACTTGCCGTAAAAGTCTAAAACATAATTAATGAATTGACTTTGAGAATTTTCAGTAATTTTCATTTTTGGTAAGTTTTGAATCTTAGTCCATTACTATATTACATGAGAAAATATTAATTGTAAATAAAAAAATTCTCATTTTCATAAAATAAAATTGGCCTTTAATGCAAACACCTGATACGCTTAAATTACATTCATTTTTGAAGAATATGCAAAATTTCTTAAAAGTCAGTAGTAGTAAGGAAATTACTATTAAATTAAGTACTGAGCAGTTATTTTTTATTGTAACTTGTTTATTAAAATTGATAAGACTAGATAAAAGTAATTTTGTATTTAATCATAAAATTTACAAAATAATAGATAAAATCAGTTGCAAGTTATTTATTAATGTGTAACAATTACTTATGAGAGTTTACTTTATTCCCTCTCACTAATAAAAAAATGTCAACAACAACAGCTAACCAGGTTTCAAGTCCATACGCTATTTATGAGAATGAAACAAAAATTGCTTCAATACCTTATGAAGTTTTAAGAGTAGCTAGTCAATTTGTATCTAAAGATCTTTCAAGATACTCTATAACTGGTATTCATTTAAAAGTTGAAAATGATGAAATTACTGTTGCATCTACTGACGGCCACAGATTATTTTATTTTAAATTCCCTAATAATGAACTAGGATTCAAATTAAATAAAAATATTACCATTCCTGGTTCGGTTTTTAAAAGTCAGATTAAAAATGCAACTAAAGTTTTAATTACTGATAATTTAGTTACATTCATGAATGAAGAAATTTTCTTATCTTCCATTCATTATCAACAAATAGAGGGAACATACCCAAATATTGAACAATTAATCCCTGATTCATTCACAAATAATTTTGAGAAAGAATTTAGTTTTAATTGTGATTATATAGGCCAATTCTGTAACCAGGTAAAAAGATTATCTAAGGAAAAATCAATTACTTTTAATGGTAATAAACCTACTACACCTTTTGTAATTACTGCCGAATGGAATATTAAAAATCCTTTTGAATCATTAGAGGGATTTAAACCAGTTTTAAATTATTTAATAATGCCTGTTATGAAAAGAAATTAAATTAATTTTTAAAATTAGGTTGTCTTTATCTTCTTATGTAGTACAATAGAACATAAGAAGATTTTTTTTATTGCTTCTTATTAACTAAACTAATTAAAAAAAAAATTATGGGTGAATATGCAAAACTCAAAACTACAGGTGAACAAATCAAAATCGGAACCTGTGAGAATATGTACTATCTAAGATTTGAAGATAGATACAAAGTTATTTACGATTCTTCATTTACTGGTTATCGTTTTAGACTACCTTTTCCTGATGAAGATAAAATTGAAATAGGTAACTATCAGGATTTTGATAGAGGGATTGACTTAATTTATCATTATGATGAAGAAACAGAATCCTATAGTTATTTTGATGATATCTATAAAGAGCACTATCAAGAGCATAAAGGATTAATTCAATTAAAGCATGAAAACAGTGGATTATTGATTAATGCGGCTTGTTATCACGGTTATAAGTTGCCTGACAATAATAACAGTAAAGAATTAAAAGCCTTTTTTAATGGTAAAAGTTCAAGTAATTTTGAATTAAGCCAGGTTAAAATTCATTTAAATGAAGAAACAAAAGTAAAGGAATTAATTCCTATTGTTAGGTGTAAACATTGTAAGACACCTTTTAGAGCTGACTGGTCAAGTGTTTTATTACATATAAGACAACATACAAAAGAGGATAAAATCTTATATGAGAGATTATCTGAATATGCAACAACAACAATTCACAATATAGCAAAAGTGTTTTAAATTAATTACTAATTAGATTAACTAATTGTTATTAAGTATTGTTACTAACTCTATTGTGTAACATTAGAGAGGATTTACAATGTAATTAAGGGAACAAATCTTGTTCCTACTAACAAAAACTAATTATGAAAGTTCTTACTATTTATTTATTGTCACTTTGTTTCTTTGCCTGGCAGGGAACATTACTAAGTAACAATATCAAAGAAAGCCTACAGGAAAAAACAAACCGTTTTGATTCTGCGTTAACTTCTTACTCAAGATATTTACAAGGTAATTAATTATGGATTCTGAACTTATTAAATGGCTTGCACAAATGCCAAAGAGTTATTCTCTATCAGGAAGTAAAACAAGTTACTACAATGGAGAAAAACAACTTAAACTATTTTTAAAAATTAAAGATAGTTAAACAAAATTAAAATTAAATTAACTCTATCCTATTTCGGATAGGGTTTTTTTTTATGCAAAAAATTATTTATTGTTGAATGATTTTAATATCTGGCTTTCGTCTTTTCTTGCTTGCTGTCTTGTAAAGGATTATTTTCTGTTTCTAGTTGGTGCGGTTAATCTTGGCGGAAGTGTTCCCCAGGCGAAATCGTTTTTTGCTGTAAGAAAAATTACAGGCACAAAAAAAATAAGTTCTTACTGGTTCGGCGGCTGGCTGTATCACCCTGCCCCGCATCTTTTGGGCTAGCTGCTACCCGGGGGCAGGATTGCAAATGTAGTACATATGTACCATCCTACACTGAACCTACTGATAAATCTAAAAATTATTTGCCTCTACATTAGTAATTATAGTACTATACTACAATAGTGTCAACTATCTTTTTGATTTTCTATTCGTATAGCTAGTTCTGGAGCATTTATGTTCACAGTCTCCACACTCTCCCCTACTACTTTACCTAATGAATCCAATATCTGAGCAGCAGTCTGGAACTGACCTTTCTTCACAGCCTTGTCGAAAAGTCTGACCCTCATAGCCTGTATCCGAGCTATCATATTCTCTCTATCTTTCTGCCAATCCTCATCATTCCACTTTGTCACCTCTTTCCAGTCGTTCCATGCGGTCTTAACGCAAACTCCTTCTCTTGAAGAATGTTCCAGAACAAGATGTCTTGCGGGCAAACCTTCCAACTGTCTTTTATACAACCTCTGCCTTCTTTGTTCTATTACCATATCTGGCGATCTACCAGGATTTCTCTTCTTTGGAACGGATCTATCGTCAAAATTCTGTAGGATTGCTTCTGTCACGGACTGAAACTTATGTTATTAATTGAATAATAACCTTAAAATAGCAAATTAGTCGATAAAAACTACAAAATAAATTAAAATTAGGGTTATTTTGTATTACATGAGTGTAAAAACAAAAGAAAACCTGACATTAAGATGGGCACAGGGGGAGGTGTTCAATGCAAAAAACAGATTTCGGGTACTGGTGGCTGGCAGAAGATTCGGAAAATCTTATTTATCCTGTATCGAACTTGTAAACGCTGCGATCCAACGACCTGGCGAGACATATTTCTACTGTGCCCCCACATACCGCATGGCAAAGGACATTGCATGGAAGGAACTTAAAAAACTAGTACCTTTGTCATGGGTAAAAAGCAAAAACGAAACAGATTTAAAAATCGAACTAATAAATGGCTCGCTCATCGAACTGAAGGGAACCGAAAACGCAACCACGCTAAGAGGTAGAAGTCTGGCTGGTGTCGTACTGGATGAAGCAGCATTTATGGATTCTGACGTATGGTTCCAAGTTATCCGACCAGCCCTCGCAGATAAACAGGGTTGGGCATTGTTTATTTCAACACCTGATGGCACGGCAAGCTGGTTTTACGATTTATGGTGTTACGTTCCAGAAGATATGAGTGGCGATTGGAAAAGATGGAGTTTTACCACGATAGATGGGGGCAATGTTCCAGCAGAGGAAGTCGAGGCAGCCAAGGCTCAACTGGATAGCAGAACATTTAAGCAGGAATTTGAGGCAAGTTTCGAGAATCTCACTGGATTGGTGGCGGTCAGTTTTGACGATGACAATATCAGCAGTGAGGTACAGGATTTACAGATGCTGCCGTTAATTTTGGGATTGGATTTTAACGTTGACCCTATGGCGGGAATCTGTGCGGTCAAGCATAACGACTGTCTTTATGTATTTGACGAGATCATGTTGACGGGCGGGGCAACCACCTGGGATTTTGCGGAGGAGGTTATCAGAAGATACGGGGTGGACAGAAGAATTATTGCGTGTCCAGACCCCACGGGTAGTGCGAGAAAAACAAGTGGAGTCGGTGTTACGGACCACAATATTCTTAGGAGGAGTGGATTTACAGTTATGAGTCCGAAATCCCCATGGAAGATCAGAGATAAGATAACTGCGGTCAACACAGCTTTATATGACGCAAACGGAAACCGCAGAACATTTATCCACCCACGATGTAAAGAATTAATAAAAGCATTACGAACTTTAACTTATGCACCAAATACGGGACTACCAAATAAAAACTTAGGAGTGGATCATGCTTTTGATGCTTTCGGGTATCTTTGTCTGCAACAATTTAACCTTGCCAAACCAGAGACATTAGGCCAGACTTCGTTTAGAATATATTAAGAGTTACCTAATTCTTGCCATGCCTTACCATACTGGAATGAAAAAGAAGAAGAAAAAGAAAAAGACCAAGAAGAAGTGAGACAGTTTAGACGCGTAAGACGAGACAAAAAGACGGGAGTACCTAGTAAATACCTTACTGGCGCTCGAAATCGTGCTGCAAAGGCAAAAGAAATAAAAGAAACAGCCGAAAAATACAAAAGAGGCGAATATATTGATATAAAAGCTATAAACAAACTACGTTCTGCCCAAGATGAAACCAAAAGCAAAACCACTAAGCGAAAAAACAAAAGAAACACTAAGAAAAAAGGCAGATAAAAGCCGTTTTACCTACGGACAGCTTGCCCGGGTGTATCGCAGAGGACAGGGAGCATACTTATCCTCTGGATCTCGCAACGTACCAATGGCTGCATGGGCAATGGGCAGAGTAAACAGCTTCATCAGTGGTAAGGGAGGGGCAAGAAAGGCTGATGCTGATATACTTAGAAAAAAATCCAAGAAAAAATGATTGAAATTACAGAAGAGATGCTCGACATCATCGAAAAGGTAAAAGGCAAGAGAAATCCTGCCCTTTGGGACCCCAGATGTGAACAATATCAGGCAAAAATGTCAAAAGGTACTGTAAAAAAGTCAACTACAAGTTAAACTATTTATAAATACTCTTTTTTCTTACAATCATGGCTGTCTTTAGAGGCGAGGAAGGCTCTGTTAAATTTAAAAACGGATCTGGAACAACAGAAACAATAGTTTCAACTACAGGTTGGACATTAGATACAACAAAAGAAACACTAGACGTTACAGCACACGGAAACACATTTAGAGCTTTTGCTGGTGGTTTAATTTCTGGTTCTGGTACTGTTGACTTTATCTATACAGCAGCAAGTGGAAATGAAACTGAAAATCTTCTTGATGATGTTTTAACTGCTGAAGATGGTGGCGATGCACAATTTGAATTATTTTTAGATACTTCTGGAACTAAAAAAGTAAGTTTTTCTGGCATTGTTACAGGAACAAGTTTATCTTCAACTGTTGGCGATCTTGAAACAGTTTCAGTAAGTTTTGTAACTAACGGAACAATCACCAACGCTATCTAATGCCTAAATCATCTTATTCAGCGAAGCAACGCAAACTTGCTGCTGTTGCCCCTCCGAGGGATAAGATTACTGCTGCCGATTTAAAAAAGCTACGTTCCAAGAAAAAGAGGAAGAAAAAATGAAAACCCTAACTCAAAGACAGAAAGATGCTTTAGCCAGGCATAAAAAGAAGGGTACTCATACTAGAAAGCATATGGAAGAGATGAAGAACCTAATGTTAAAGGGTAAAACCTTTACTGAAGCTCATAATCTGACGATGAAAAAGGTAGGGAAGTGAGCGAAAGAGATCCCAGATTAAAAAGATTTGGTCTTGCGGGTTATAACAAACCTAAAAGAACTCCTAACCACCCCACTAAATCTCATGTGGTTTTAGCGAAAGAAGGCGATAAAATAAAGTTAATACGTTATGGTCAACAAGGAGTTAGGGGTGCTGGCAAAAATCCGCAAACCGAAGCGGAAAAAGCCAGACGAAAATCCTTCAAAGCTCGCCATGCAAAAAACATTGCAAAAGGCAAAATGTCAGCAGCTTTTTGGGCCAACAAAACCAAGTGGTAACTTATGACTTACGCAATCCCAGGTCAAATTAGAACAAAGATTATAACCTCCACTACGCTTGGTGGCACGGACAGTCCTTTCACCCGCACAAGAGCAGTCTTGGATATGATGAAGGGTTGGGAAATAATGAAAGCTGTCAGTGAAGGCACTGAATATCTAAGAGAAAACAGCGAAGCATTTTTACCGCTAGAGCCAAGAGAAGATTACACAGCTTATATGGCAAGAGTAAATCGTGCTGTATTTAGTCCTTTTACTCAAAGATTAATTAGAGCAGCTACAGGTCTTGTATTAAGAAAACCAATAACACTTATTGGAGATCCTTAT